CTCCACTTGGTACAATTGGGTCAAATAATGTAATTTCTACATCTTGCCACTCTCCCTTACCTTTTAATTTACGTTTAACGTTAATGTGGTCAAGGGTAACAGTTTCAAATTGAATTGAAGGTCTGTTTGCTGTTTTTATTAAATATGAAGGTATACCATCGATTTCCATGATGAAACGATTTTTCATCTTTGGTTCAAAGTTGGTATAAAACATATCGTTAAATTCTAATACTTCTGCCATTTTGTTTTTCTCCTATTATATTAATAAATATATAGATTTTTAGTTTTTAATTAATTATGCTGTAAAAGATGCTCCAGTTGGTAAAATGTTGAAATCTAACACGATGAATTCAGCAGTTTTAGTTGGTTGTAAGAAAATCTGTCCAGCCAATATGTTCCTGTCGATTACATCAGGTGTGTTATTACTCTCATCCATTACCACTCTAAATGCATACAATCCTTGTCTTTGTTGTATCCCTTCTAAATAAGGATTCACAGTATTTAAGAATTTACCTCTCGTTTGAGATGTATTTTGTTCAAATACTAAGTATCTCGATGTAGAAGCAATATACTTCTTAACTTTAATCATCAATCTTCTAACATTGATTCTATCAAGTGCTGATGCTTTATCTTGAAGAGTTTTTTGTCCAAATGCTACGATACCTTCTCCAGGGAACTGAGCGATTGGATTAATCTTTCCTTCGTATAATTCATCTCTTTCGGCGTGTGTTAATCTGTTTAATACAGATATAGCACCCACTATACCACCTCTATTTAAACCTGCTGGTGCAAACCATTCGGCTGCAACTGCATCGTTAGAAGCATATATTCCTGGCATCAATACTGATGGTGGAACTGAAATTAACTTGTTAGTTCTTGAATCAATTGTTTTAACCCATGGGTAATATGTACCTACGTAGTTAGAATCAACTGCTGCACCTTGTTCGATAGCTTGTGATATTGAATCACCTGCTCCAACAGAATCACCAATGAAGAAACAATCTTCTCTAGCTTCACACATATCTACTACTTTATCAAATACATAAGAGTGATGTCTTCTTACAATACCAGGTACTGATACTAAGTTGATATCAAAATCATCTGGATTAGATACTGCGTTGATTGCTTGTACATATGCAACTGAACCATTTGCGGTTGAAGTTGATAAATTATATCCTTGTGAGTTACCACTTGATATATTAGCTCCTAAATCTTCAGATATAGTTGGGTCAATTCCATCAAATCCACCTTGGAATCCTACTGTAAATTGTCTTTTGTTCATATCAGATGAAAGTGAACCGGTAAGTTCATATCCAAATGGCTGTGCAATAAGTGTTGAATCAAATGCAAATACTACATTTGAACCATCTTCTGCTGATGATGGTATTGGTGATAAATAAGCATTGTTATCTATCTTAACTTGAGCAGTTTCTAAATCAATTCCACTAAATGATGCATTTTTAGATGCTGAGTTAGCATCTGAACCGGTTGTAAATATTACAGCTGGTATAATTGATTCACCTAATCCATGTGCATTTATATTACCAACGTAAATTGGATTGTAATATGCTTCATGTCCAAATGGTCCAGCAACTATAGGATGAGAACCTTCAGCAACACATTCTACTCTTACGAATTTAGAACGGTTAGGGTAATCACCATTTTCAGTTTGTTTTCCATTTGCATCTATTACCAAGTTTCTATCACCAATTACTTTTTTGATGTAATTAGGAGAAGCTGGGTCTAAGTTCAAGTTATTATAAGTTTCTAATACTGATTTTCTTTTATCTGTATCAGAGTATCCTCTAATCATTAATGAGAAGGTAGCGTAATCGGTTGCATTAGATGAACCTGCTGCTTTTACATTAAATATAGATACTTTATATTCTTTATTGTATACAGTACAATCACCGATAGTATGTAACTTAAATAAGTTACTTCTTTCACCAGATACTAATTGTGATTGTATCCATGGTGTAGAAGCGTGTTGCATATCTGTAGTGAAAACTTGGTCTGCAAGTGTAATACTAGATACTTGTACTTGTCCAGCTGCAACTCTATCAGATGCTGCTTTTTCAAAGTAGTTGTATACGTATGCACTTTTTGAACCTCTTGGGTTAACACCAAATACATCACCTAAATCATTTCCATCAGATGGACTGATAGATGCAGATATTGCTACAGATCCAGTTACTGTTATTGAGAAACTTGAAGCTGATACTGATGCTTCTAAACTAGAACTTGCTAGTGTACCAGGTCCTGTATGTGTTTCAAATAATGTTCCTAGTATTTGTTTTGCTCCACCCTCATTTTCACTTACTATAGCGATTGGGTTGGTTTGCGTATAACCACCTTGATGACCAACACGAACAATAGTTACTGTTCCTGCTTCTCTAAGATAGTTTTGTACGGTATATCCTGTATAGTATGATCCATCAGGTGTACCGAAAATTTGTTCGAATTCCGATTGGGTGTTTACAATGGTTGGTACGAATGCTGGTCCTTTGTGAAAAGGTCCTATTACAGCTGCTCCGATTTCTCCAACTCCTTGTGATAGGAAAGAAAGGTCATTTTCTCTCGTAAAAACCCCAGGTGATACAATTTTTTCTGCCATGTTATTTTACTCCTTGTTATATTGTTGAATGTTGATACTCTTATATAAGTATAATCTAATTTATCTAAAATACGTTTTTATTGACTAACTTCGTCCAAAACTTCTTTATTTTCTTCAGCTGGTGTAAATGTGTTTGTTTCTGGATCATAATTTCCATCTCCATATGTATCATTTAAACCTTTAAAAAGTTCTTGTTCTTTTTGTACTAAACCAGAATGTTGATTTAACAAATCTTGTTCAAGTACATCGAGTTCATCGATTCTTCTTTTCTTTTCTATTGCTAATTGTCCCAATTTTGTGAATACATTTGCAACATCCTGTCTTAAATCAGCTATTGATTGTACTTCTTCTTCTGTAAACTTAAGTGCTTTCGCCATCTTTTTTTATTTTAATTTGAATTGTTATGTAATATATATAAATATATAGATTTTTCTCAAACGTAAAAATTATTTCTAACTAACTGTAAAAGTTAGGGTACTTGAGTAGTTACTCACTAACCCATTTGTTGAGTATTGTCTTACTCTTGCATATCTAGTACCAGTTCCAATATCAAATGAATCTCCTACTTCCGTAGTTTGTAAAAATGTGTTTGACCACAATGTTTCACTAACTAGTGGAGAAGAGAAATCTGAATTGTCATCTATCTGTACATCGTACACATCGTTTGTACCATCTCCTGTCCAAGATAATTTAAGAGTACTGTTTGTCCATACTAATGATGTTGGTGCATCACCAGCTGTTTCATCAGTATGCGAATTTCCTCCTTTATTATGGGTTATATATCCATTAACTAAATATGTATCATTTGTTTCAACATCAATTGAAACTATTTCAGTTGTTGAATTAACAGCAACTATAGAAACAACATCAACTTCAGTAATATTACCTGAAACTTCTCTGATTAATTTATCGTTTGTATTAATGTTCATCATTTCTTTGAACCTATATTCACTATCACTACCATCCTTTACCAACATTGGGTGTTCACCGGTTGCAGTTATCTCTCCATCATTTATGTTATAAATTCTACTAGCAAATGAATATACTAAGTTTTCAACGGTTACATCTTCTGCGGTTGTTGATAATGATGTAGCTGACCAATCTAGGAATGTACTTTCATCAGTTCCCAATCCTCCGATTGAAAATCCCCTCAATTCATCTCCTTCTTCTAAATCTCCAACTTCTATTACAGTACCATCTGAAAGTGTTACAGGTGAATCTACTGTTAAACACAATGCTGCTGAGTTTCCATCATATGAATCTACTGCAAAAACATTTTTTTGTATATTTGTATTATAATTAGTTGCATGTTCATTATAACCATCGTGAAACTTTCCACTAAGTGTATGTGATTGTGCACCTAACAAAGTTGTTTGTGAACCTGCTCCTTGTGGGTTTATTGAACCAACTGTGATTACAGCACTTAAATCTTGATTTGCTGCTATACTTAAAAACCCAGCGGTATCTCCTGAAGAATTGAATGTTGGGGTTACCGACCAAGTAAAGTTTTGATATCTTGAAGATAGTTGTCCAAATTTAGAACCTGCTCCTGTGAAACTCATATTATATGTTTCGTTGGTAGCTTCCACTGCATATGTAAACCCACCCAAAGTTGAATTTACAGAATCAATTGCATAATCATCCAACTTTACAATAGTTCCTGCTGAACCATTGATTGCATTTAATGATACGTTTGAATTTTGTGTAATCCCCTTTGCTCCTGCTAATCCATTTAAACTGAGTGTATCTCCCGAACTTCTTGCCATGTTGTTGTTTCCTATATATTATAAATATAAATTAATTA